CAGCAAAGGCTGGAACCTGCAACACATCAATGTTAGTAGCCTCGTGACCGATGTTACCGAAAGCAGCTTCGCCATTACCAGCCAACATCGTTTGGACAGCACCACGGGATGAGGATACTGGAGTAGCATAGTTGGAAGACCAGCCGCCAGAGCCGCTGAGGATACCAACATCACGATACTTAAGTGGACCGAAGACGCCGAATGGTAGCCAGCGGCTTTCGCCGGAGCCAGCAGCAACATCTTCGTTCATGACTACACGGATGTAGTTAGAATTATTGTCAAACTCACCGTACTCTTGCATACGCTTTTCAGTCTGAGAGTATACTTCGTACTTGTCACCGATGCGCTTAGCAATATAATTTGCAGAAGCAGGATTCAAGTTAAGCTCGTCGTAGCGTTCAATGATTTCGGGTCGGCTATCTGTATCAGAGATAGAGCGAACTAGTACGGAGAAGGTGCCATACTCTTGATAATCGCCAGCGGGGGCAGTTATGTTTGAGATAGATACTTTTACTTCCCTTTGAACTGACTCACCAGCAGTAAGAGCCTCAAGGCGGAAGAGCTTCTGCATATTCCGTGGCGCATAACTTGCAAAATCATTCGTAAGATCCTGTGCGATAAACCAACCTGTGGTTGCCTTAGTAGCGCCACCCTGAAAGTTATTTTGCTGTACAGCATAACTGCCGCTGTTCACAGCCATTGGAAGCATTGCCGCAAAATACTTGGTCGTTGAGGAACCAAGGACACCAATTGAAGTAGTTCCCTCGGCAACAAGAGATCGCTCGAAGGACTCCCCTAGCCAAGTAATCCCATTCTGATAGAAAGCCTGGGTGGAGGCATCAGTAATGGCAGAGTTGGTAACTGTGGGATTGGTGTTCAATGCCTTACGAATGAAGTTTTCACTGTCAGGATTTAAACTCACTGTGACTTTTTCATTAGTAGCACTACCTGTGAAGAGGAGAGTAAAGTCATCAATTGTGGAAACTTCATAGACACTAGACCCCGAACAAGAAGCGATAGGAAGACCGAAGGCGTCCCGAACATCACCAGCTAAGTTACCAGAGAGTAGGACTCGACCAGACTCCATATAAAATTGAGCGGCGACAGCGCCTTTGAGTGTTGGTCGGTCTATCGAGCTTGAAGGCCACACACACAGGGCATAAACACCACCAGCATTATTAGTAGCTGGCACATCGCCACCCGTAGCAACAAAGTCGGGAACCTTCCAGCCGGCTTTACCGGCAGCGGTAGCATTGCTTGATTCATCACCAAGTACCCGAAGGAAAGTAATGGGCGAACCGTTTCTTAGCCAAGCCTGTGCAGCGAATGCAGCATAGGTAGGGGCAGTAAGGTTGCCGTCACGCCACACATCGCCACCCTTGTTGCCAGGAACTGGGTAGCCGAATGTTTGTACAAAATCTGAAAAGGATGTCATCTTGACAGGCTTGTTAGCTGGTCCTTTTCTTGATCTACCAATTAATAGGGGTCCGACTTCGCCGGGCAGTTCAGGAAATTGAGAGTTATCAATCTCATTGACGAACACGCCGGGTGAAATAAACTTGAATCTTCTGGAAGAGTTGTCAGCCATTGAAAATACTTCTCCTCGTTTTTAAACGCTATTGTGTAGCATAAATACAATAAATGCTACTAATAAATAGTAGCCGATATGTCCAAACACCCACCAATATCCTATTATGGTTAGCCTCGATATTTATCTTTTCTTCCCGCAGTAAAATCAGGTTCGTCGCCAACAATAGCTCGCTCACGACCAATAGTGACTTCGGCAGCGCCTTCACGCACAACAACAGCCGGAGTATCCTGATTTTTGTCTGCTCCGATTATATGACCCAGCACCTTGATAGTAATGGTTGTCTTAAAAACTCGTTCATTCGTTTCCAGACCAGCATTATTACTTTCGTTACCAAAAGATGGATCAACAAACGCTTCATAGGAATGTCCCTCGTGAGTTATGTTAAAAACAGCAGGAGTTGAAAATCTTGATAGAAATGGGGACAACATTTCATTCATCTGTTGCTGGTAATTAGAGATTAACTTTATCTCATACACCATCTCAATAAAAGTAGGAGTTGGAACAAACAAGGTTTCATACACCACCCTTTTATTATCAAATGGGAAGGTCTGATAGGTAGAGTCAGTTCCTTGACCGAATCTCTTAATGGCGGTAGCATTAGCACGGTCACGGGTTTTCTCTTGTTGTACCTTCCGAGCAATTGGAATAGCACCGCCTTTTTTATAAAAATCAAAATAAGGAGGAAGATATACCCCATACCTGCCCTTGTTTTCTGGGTTCTTGGTCAAAGAAGTTCTTACAATAGAAATTATAGGATACTCAAGAGTTCTGCCATCCTTTCTCAACTCAGACTCATTTTTTATTTGATATGCTCGTTCAGCGCCAGCAAAGATCACAGGGACTTTCTTGAAGCCCTCATTAGACTCACAGAACACATTTAGAGACTCGTTTATATAGTTGAAAATGGCAAAGTCAATATCTTCCATAGTAGAAGGAGCAAAGCCATAAACTGCTTGCAAATCTTGATCTAAGTTAGTTCTTTTTGGCATCAAAGCTTCTCCAACATTTCTTTATGATTTAATAGGATTATGAGCAGCATGGGAATTTACAGGGTCGAACACACCTTGTCGAGCTTGAAGGCATGTTGCGGTGACCTCTAGTGAAGTATGGTCAGCAAATCCGGCATCCTGACCAAAGATATACCTGGGCTCAAATGTGTCCACGATCTCAAAGTACATATTATCATATTGTACAAAGTCACCCAACCTCACGAATAGGTTTTGATCTTGGGTGAGGCGGCGCTTGTGAAAGTGTACTGTTACATTATACACATTATCATAACCAAACTCTTGTTGAGTTCTTTGCGGATCAATATATTCAACTAGAGCATATACTCTAACAGGGGGCAAAAAGTTCTTTTCTAGTGCCTCCCCGTAAAGTGGATGATAATTGGTACGCTCTTGGTCGATAGGAAAATATAGGACTTGCTCGCCTATAATTCTCTCAATGACCTCGTCATTGATCTGTTTGACAAAGTTTCTTTCAGCCTTCCCTACAAATAATGGAGGTGGTGGCTGAGCAGGTTGTGTCCACTTATTAGTTGGCATCTATCTTAACCCACATAAATTCCAGTGGGCACTTTTAGGGCGACCTCTGTAATATTATTCTGAAGCTTAGCGTCTTGTTCTGCTAACGAAGCATAAACCATTTGATCAAGAACTTCTTTCAATTCATCCCTAAGCGACGCCTGCTCTTCTTTAGCCTCGGAGACAAGTGCTGGACCATTCAGGGTTACATCGTTTCCAGGAATTGGGATCGAGGCTAGTTTGGATCGAACTTGCCCAAGGGTTTCCTTGGATAAAGACAGAGCAAAGCGGCGGATCCACTGCTTCCCAATACTGTTAATGTTCTTATAGGGAACATTAGGAAAAGGAAGCGTATTCATGTTGTTGACGCCCTCGGCACCATACTTACGATCAGGATCTTCATCAAATGGCTCTTCCGAGACCTTGAAGTCTACCCAGAACTTGTAGGTGCCACTAAAACGAGGCATAGGGTAAATTCTTATTTTATTATTAATAAGCTTGAAAGACCAGTGAGACGCACGGACATGAAGATCCTCCTCAAAAGCATAAGCCTGAAGGATATTCTGCCAGGCGGGAACTAACTGAAAGTTGCTATCGTCGGCATACATTCCGTAAGTAGAGAGGTTTCCGACTGCACCGATAGCATAGCCTCCATAAAAATTCCACATTGCCTGAGGTGTTTTATAATAAACTTTCTGGACTGTGATTGTTTTCTTTCCCACCTTTGCGTGGAAAGGAGAAGTGGGCTCCAAGGAAGCAGTATAGATGATAGCCTGGAGATCATAGTCTTGGACATTCTGTACAGCAGAAAAGGAAGCCGAATAGATTGTCTGGTTTCCGGCTAGACCTGCACGACCAGCCACACCCTGACCAACATGGTTAATATAATCAAGCTGGAAGCGAGGGTAGTTAAGATTAGGAGTGGAGCCTGTGCCCCCTGCATAGGTAGCCAACTCACCGTCTTCATCAAATGAACCGGTAGAATTGCCCAAGAGAGTAGACAGTACATTCTTCGCCTGGTGTGTGTTGATAAGATAAGAATACTCTAGACACGCCTCCTCATAAGCATTATAAACTGTTGAAGGCATGATCTCTAGATCGAGTACATTCCCCCCCAATTTATTATAAGTATAGGAGACCTGGTCGGCGGCACCGCTATAGAAAGCGTCCGTTGTATAAATATTGTAGGCAAGCGCAGAGGACACATCCCCCGGAGAGCCAGTAGCAGGCAATACAACAGCACTTACGGTACTTAACGGTTGGAGATTAGTTGGCATAAGTAAATCCTCGCTATTGTATAAGTAGTTTTTTAGTTTCGGAAAGCTTAAATCTTAAAAAAGAAAACCTCGCCACTAGGACGAGGTAATCTCAAATAATATTCAGAATATTATTTATGATGCCATGCTATACATCGACATTGGTGACTAGGTCACGAACGACAACGATACCGTACATGTCAGGACGAACCATCTTCTTGGCATAGCGAGTCATCACGCCCTTGCGAGGCACGAAGTCTTCAGGACCAAAGATGGTAGGTGTGACTTGTAGTGGCACATATGGGGCATACACATAGCCGCTTTCTAGGAAGCTGCTACCACGACGACCGACGAGTATAACACTGCGTGGGAAGTATGGATCTACATGAATGTCCATCTTGCGACTCAAGGAACCGACCTGCTGAGCACCCCAGCTACCAGCGTTTTCAGCGTCAACAGCGGTGTTGGCACGGAAACCTGCGGTAAATTCTAGGATAGAAGCAACTTCAGGACCACAAACTACGAAGTTTGCGCCGCCACGAAGCGTCTTACGGTGAATACGAGCACTCACATCATTGATTGTCTCAAGAAGAGTTTCGTACCACTCGGACACTGTGCCGGTGAAGTCTGGGTAAGCCATGGAGATTACGCCGGGATCGACAGCAGTACCTGATTCACGATCTAGGAACTTACCAGGCATACGGGACCAGTACAATGTACCACCAGTAGCACCTTCAGTGAGGTCCTTGAGGATCTCTTGATCGATTTCTAGAGCGATCTGCTCAGAAAGGATGCTCGTAAGCTCAACTTCAGCGTCGAGGTTATGATAAGCATTCAAATCTTGAGCTAGTTCTGGGGACCACTTAGCCTTAAGCTTGCGGGTCATAGCTGTGACAGCTACGGAATCGACTTTGATATCGATTTCTTTCAAAGTTGTCAAAGCTTCTAGGGGCCAGAGTGAGGAACCACTTACAGCACCTACAGAACCTAGAGCAGCTACGAAGTTATCAGCGTAGTTGTATGTTGGGCTGGTTTGACCTGCGGCGACAGCGTTACCACCGGCTCGGTACAAAATGAAGGACAAGTCACCATTAGGCATGAACTGAGTCAAGCGGCGTACCAACAAACCGCTACCAACCGTATTGTCGATATCGATAGCGATAAGGTTGTCCTTATTGAGGTTAGGGAATACTTCATCAACTTCACCAGCAGCAGAACCAGCAGGAACGACATATTCACGCACAGTGTTGGTAGCGTCAGCAGCCAAACCAGCTAGAATATCAGGATCAGCCTGAAGTCGTGCAACCTGTGCCGCAGTCAAGGCAGAGAAAGCTGTATGCGTGGTGAAAATAGAACCATTATCCAAGTCACCGGTAGCAAGGTTGGCGCTAGCCGTTGCCATGCCGAAACCGTTGTTAAGAGAGTAGAAACTTCTTTCGGGCAATTGCGCAGCACCGGCAGCGGTGGTGGTATTGCCAAGATCTACACCGCCAGTCAATTGTGAACCGACGACATCACCGCCGTAGACGGATTTGTCTGCGACAGCACCATCAGCAGCCATTGCGCTGTTGTAGGTGAAATCCATGAAGAAAATGAGACCTGAAGGTAGGCTCATTGGTTGAACGGACACAAGGTCCTGTGCCAAAAGGTTGACGAATACACGACGAACGATTGGGAATGCAACTGCGGAGAAGCCTGCGACATCACCAGCAGACATTGTGCTGGATTCTTTGAGTAGTTGGGCAGCTTGGTTTTCTAGTAGACGAGCCATGTTGTTGGCGCTGACTTCTTCAAGTCCTTCTAGTAGACCAGTCTTTTCCCACTTATTCATGAGAGCTTCCCCTTCATTGGCCAAGGAACGAGCCTTGATGCCTTCTGTGAGGGTATCTAATACTGACATTTTTTATATCTCCTTAAAAGTTTTAATCAGTGTTTGTTTATTTTCTCAAACCTGCGATAGTTGCCCAGCGAGCTTTCACTGGGTTGTTGTCAGCAGTGTTTCGATCTTGTTTTCGATTTCCACTAAGAATAACAGAAGATGATCTTGTTACAACTTCAGACAATGATTTTGGAGCGTCTTTAGTGACATTCGCCATTGTCTTTTGAAGAGTCTCAAAGACTAACTTTGCTTCTTCTACCGACTGTGCCTTTTCAACCATCTCAGCAATTTTGTTCTTTTGCTGCTCATTCAAGGAGGGGTCTTGTAAGACACGGTTCGCATATAATAGCCTTGCATTTTGCAAGTTTATTTCTTCTAATTTATCTTTAGCCATTGTAAGAGTCTTTACCAACTCGTCGTTCTTTTCTGCGAGAGTTTCTAAAGCTTGCTTAGCTTGCTTAAGTTCTTCAATATCTTCTTTATCCATACCATCGACATGCTCAGGAGCCATAGCCATGGCTTCCTCTTCATCAATCTCTAGCTGGTCTTGGGTCAATGCCTCAGCAGCCTGCTTTACAGCAGCGTCTGGAATATCAACGGCGAGAATCTCTTTAAACAAATCTACCAACTCGCCCTCATCAATATTAATCTCTTCGTCATCACGATTAGCTGGGATGTCGGATCCAATATCAATATCCATATCTGCTTCAAGGTTGTCCATGACTTCCTCACGGCTAACCGTGTCGCTACTTGATACTTCTCCCAGTTCTTTCTCTGCCTCAAAGGTCTTGCCTAAATTCTTAAGGTCGATGGTAACAATCTCATCGTCTTCGGCTAAATGGGCAGCAGGAGCTTGGTCAACGACCTCCTGAGTCTCATCGGAGACTTCTGGCTCTCCCAGAACAGGGTCCTCTTCCTCTAGTAGTTGAGTTACGGCTGTGCGGACTTCGTCGGAGTACTTCTCGACAACGGCGTGTTCAGCATTTTTGATAGCAGCCTCTCGGAGCGTCTTTGCATCTACGATAGCCTGTTCTAGCATATTGGACATATGTCAATCCCCTTTTTCTGATGAAAATACATCACCAATAAATAGTTGAT